GTACCCTTCATGTACATTCTACTCATAGTGATGCCTTCTGGCAACACCTTACGAGCAACCTCTTTAGCCACCCCTACAGCTAGTGCCTCCTCATACACCATACGAGCAGCCTTAAGTGCCTCACGTTGCTTATCGCCCCACCAATCAACTAGCTCCACATCTTCTGTGTCAATAGAGTTCTGTCGGTTGGCTGTATCTTGTAGCCGTGCTTCAGACAGTTCAAAGTTCTGTACTTCTGCGTAACGCTGACTAAACTCTTGAAAGTAAAAGCTACGATGACGTAACATCTGCCTAGCAATATCTCGTGTAGTGTTAATCTCAATACAAGTATCAACCATGTCTAACGGAGACCAGTGCTTATTAGTAATGAGGTACTTTATTAACTTAGCTGCTGTAGCTTTGTTATCTTGGTTCTCAGCATTGCTAACCCGTGCCATGTACGCTACTAACTCTTCTGCGTTAGGTGTACTCCATACATGTTTAATGTCCATACTTCTCTTCCGATTCTTTTAGATAGGCAGCGGCAGCGGCTGGTGGCATAAAGTAGGAGATTACATCACGTAGGGACTCACGAAGATCGACATCGTCGGCTTTCATACCTCCCTCATCGTAGTTGTTAAACGTGTGTTCAAAGGCCCACTTAAGTTCGTTAACGATAACCATCTCTACCATATCGTCAGTCAGTTCGATAAACATTTTCTATTTCCTTTTGGTAATCAGTTAAATCTCGTTGCCAGTCTTTATTCTGTTCTATGCCTAACACTTCTTTTTTACGCTTCTTCCCACTCATCTCCAAGTCGATAGTGGATTTCGTCTTCTTCAACTGTGTTTTCTTCTGTGTCGTCATCTGTTGTGTAAAACTTATTGTAGTTGGCTACTAGTACGTCTGGTAATAGGTTAATAAAGTCTTCAATAGATAAACCCAATGCTATTGTTAACTCTACGGGGTCATCAAAGTTCTCTTCTACAAACTGCTTAACTGCGAATAGCTTATCATTATAGTTCATTATACTTGCGTCCTAAGTATTCGATGCTCAGGAACATCTCGTCAAAGTGACCATCTTCCACTTCGTTCATTACTAGTAACCCTCGCCAATGTTTATTGGAAAGTTGATCCATGTAACTCTCGTCATGTAGGTAGTAACTACCTGCAATTATAGCACAGATTGGTTTACCGTCTGCACGTTTACCGTAGGCTACTTGTTTGCCTTGCTGATGACCTGCAACACAAGACATATGCAACTTGCTGAGAATAGCACTGCTACTACTGGCGGGCCTACCCATAGCACCAACAGGCCAGTAATGATTGAACCCAACACCATTAATGAAAACAGGTCTAAGAAACTCATGTACTTCCCAATCTTTTTTGTAATCTAAGTCATTAGTAGAGATTAACCCCTCTAGTGTAGGGTTGTTATTAACTGCACGATCAATGCGATTCTCATGGTTGCCCATTAGCATCACCATACGTGGCTTGTACACCTTATCTTTATTAACCTTCTGCTTAGTCTGTAACTCTCGTAGTGGCTTAAGCATAAGCTGCATAGCACTCTTAACTACGTCAACATCCTTCTTATACCGTAGTCCTTCAAAGTATTTACTACCTTTAACATCGTGTGTAGAAAGACTAGGCATGTCTGCAAAATCACCTATGTTTAATACAACATCAGGGCGATACTCACAGATGGCTTTACCTGCCCAAGTAAGGTGGTCTAGTGGAACACCCTCCTTTACTTGGCAGTCAGGTATTACTAGTATCCTCATTTAAAGTAATCCTTAAACTCATGCGATGTAGATAGATCAAGTAGCTGTGTCTCTAACGAAGACAACTCATTGATTAACACACTAATCTTATACAGGTTTTTCTTAAATGTATTCTTGTCACTACTACAGAAATCTAGTGTGATGTTTCGATTACAGTCACTAATAGTAGCGTGGCTGCTAACATAATTAGTTGCTGGGTCAAACACCACTTCAATGGCAGCAATGCCTACTTCTTTATTTAAGAAGGTACGCTTATATGTTCTCATGTTATCTCCATTACTCTAGGTAGGTCTACTACATCTACTAAATATTCTGGGCCGTTTGAGTACAAGAATGTACGCACTTCAGGCCAGCACTCTTTCTTAAAGTTACAATAGCCGCACGCAGTGCATAGCTTTTTGTTCTTACTTGTCTTACTAGCAGGTACAGGGTTAAGTCGTGGAATACTAGTAACGTCTGAACTAACTGCTTCAGTAGCTGCTTCAGCTTGCATCTGAAAAGATGCCTTATCAACTGCAATTGGAAAGTATGCTACGTGTCCTAGCTCCTTTTGAATAGTAAGGAAACCAGCGTTATCATAATTAAGAGCAGAAGCATATCCATTTAGCTGTTGGTAATATCCGAATGGGTCATCTACTAGTCCACTTTTAAATTTCTCTACACCAAACTTAGTAGTACTCTTAACGTCCACCATAACACCGTCAATTACAGCATCAATACGACCACGAATCTTCCAACCATTACCTACGTCATAAATAACTCTTTCTTGCTTCTTCTCTACAGTGTGTCCTGCATCCTCTGCTACGTTAAGTACAAGCTCCTCTAGAATATCTCCGTAAAAGAATTTTAATAGTAGTTGTCCATCAGGCTTAGTAGCAAGCTCAGGTTTATTATATTTATACCAAAGCCTACGCATACATTGGTCGCCTACCTCACTGAAGTATAGTACGTTTTCATCACGTTCACTACCTCGTGGCGTAAACCACTTGTCATAACTAACTTCGACTTTGTTATTAGTAGTAGAAGGGGCAATGCCCCCGCTAACTACTGAATACACATCATCTACTAATGTGTGAATAGATTTCATTAGTTATGCTTTGTCCATCATAATGGCTTCAGCAGCGGCTGCGTCTAAGTCGCCGCATGAGTAGGCTTCAAACTTACGAGCAATACTAATAATCTTTTCTGCCCACTCTTCAAGATCAGCCGTATCCTCTGCCGTTAACAGTTCACTAACTAGCTTAGTTGCGTTTGTGACACTATTCTGTCGCACAATGGCACGATCACCGTGCAAGGCAGGAATAGGAAACACCTTGCTAGGAGGACTGTAAGCGGCTTTAACAGGTGCTGCTGCTGTTGTGCTAGCCCCTACGGGTGCACCAGTACCCTTCTTAACTAGCTGTACAGATGCTAGATCAACGTTCTTACCGTATGTATTCTCAGTAAATTGAAAGTCAATCTCATCACCGATGTTAAACATAGGTTTCTTAAAACCGTAGCTATACCGTTCACCACCACATACGATAGTGAAAGCTGGCTTAGGGCCAAACTTAGTGTTGACTTCTTTTTGTGTGACGTTTTCTAGGATGTAGCTCATTTAAATTCCTTCAAGTGTTTGTTTATCTTGCCAATTAATACCGGATTCAACTCCTACACCTAACTTACATGGAAAATCAATATCAAAATATTGTTTCATGTACATTGGTGCATCTTCTAACGTCTTCTTTGCTAACGTAGCTACATTATGCAACATATTTACAGGTACGTCAAGCACTACGCTATCGTGCACAGTCATTACTAGTAATGCGCAGTCAGCATATCCAGCCTCTTCTAGTTTGCGTAAAAGAATACCAACCATCATTGGTACAACATCTCCTGTTGCAAAGCCCTGAATAGGCCAGTTTTTTAGCTCGGTTGGGCTAAATGTTGGCTCACCTTTGTAATCATTTGGATACTTGTTAAACAAGTAGTGCCGACCTGTAGGGCTGCAATGATAGTAAATATACTGTGGGCCTGTCTTAGCAGGGTCGTAATGAATAACTGCTTTGTCGTTTGCTAGCTTAACTATTGCTTCATGGTAAGACTTAACTCCTTTATATCGTGTGTAGAATGTTTTAATAAACTTTGTAGCTGTTGCTCTATCACAACCACTTTGCGCCATAAGTGTAGTAGCTCCCCCTCCGTACACAAGCAAGAAACTGAATCGTTTAAAGGGCTTCCGTTCCTTGTCAGTTGGATACCGACCATACATTCCTTTATAAAGTTCTTTGTGCATATCACGGCCAGCATTAATATCGTCAATCAGTTGCCGATCATCTGCTAGGTAGGCTAGTGCAACCATCTCAAGCTGTGAGTAGTCAAGCTCTAAGATGCAGCCGTAAGTACCGTAGCGGCTAACGTAAGCCTTCTTAACTGAACCGTTGTCTGTCTGGTTCTGTAGGTTAGGGTTTGTTGCTGATAGTCTACCTGTCTTAGTAGCACAGTGGTTTAGGTTAGGGTATATCTTCTCGTCAGGAAATAGTAATCCGTTTAATCCTTCGTAATATGTTTCCTTAATCTTAGTGCATTCTCTAATTACTAGTAATGTACTAGCCAACTCGTCACCGTTATCCTTCAGGTGCTGTAACACAGCGTCATCCACACTGTAGTAACCGTTCTTACCAACCTCACCTACAGGCTTGTACTTAGGCTCGTGTACAACTGTATGTGCCACCTTCTTAAACTTCTCATTACCATTCTTGTAAAACCCAACAGACTCCTTAATGTCAACTACACTATTGCCACCGAAGTAGTATAGCGATAACTGCTTGGGACTAGCAGTGTCTAACTCAGGGGCTAGTGTTTTTGCAAACTCTCTAGCTTCTTCTAAGCGTCTACCATATACTTCTCGCTGTAAAGTAACATAGCCTACGTCAATCTGCATCCCATGCCTATTCATCTCAATGGTAGCACGTAGCGCATCCATCTGTGTGAACATTAATGGCAGTATGTTAAGTGACACACACTCATCAAACTGTGCTTTAAATATAATAGCTGTATTTTCTACGTCTGCTACTAAGTATGGTAGTAACTCTTCTTTAGGAATGTCTTCTGTCTGTACACCGTCCTTCCAATAGGTTTTAATCTTATCATCTTTAATGGCATGGATACCGATGTATTCTTTAGTAAGCTCATCTAAGCTAGCATACATGTGTTTCTGACCGGACAGTAAGTAGGCAGCTAGTTGTGTACACCAAATTCTAGGCAGCGTAATTCTGTTATCACGGTATAAGTACAACAAATCAAACTTAATGTTGTGACCAATAACTATGTTTGCTGAGTTACACTCAGAAACTACTGATGCAACCTCATGTGATGACAGTCCCGACTTATTGTAAACAATACTAGTAACATCAGACACATCAACCTGCGTATACCCTGCTGCAATGATGTCATTACCACGCCACATAGGGTTAGCCTTGTTGTTACCTACAGGGCATCTAACAGTTGTCTCAAGGTCTAATACTAAGTTCATTTTATACAATCCATAACTAGGTCATGTACGTTGTATAAAAACTTGTATCCTTCTACTCCGGGCAGCTTAGTACTAGGGCTATACGAACACCACATGCTGCTGTTGTTTAGTAGTGCGTAGTCGTACACCCCTGCACCCGAAGTAGATAAAATTAATTTACCGTAGTGTTCTGTTATATTCCAATACACATCACCTACTCTTGCTGCTTTTATCGTGTTTTCCATTTGCTTATGTACCTTGCTTTTGATGGCTCAATGTCTACTTCAAAACATCCGTGTCTGTGGGCTTCAAGTGTCTCATCTCCTCCAAATAGTTTGTTCTTTGGTACGTGGATATAGCGTTGTAAGTCCATTCCCGGCTCGTTACTCTTGCCGATAGTAATGATAGCATCAGCCTCACCGATCTTATCTGTCTTACTGCCTCGTAGCTGGTTCATCTGAATCCATTTCTCACCCTCTCCAGTGCCGTCTACCTGACTAATGGCAATTACAGGGCAGTAGTCCTTAGCAATATCTCGTGCCCACTCATACAACTTACCGATACGTAGGTCGTCCCTACTCTCGTTACTAAACCCGTGTACCTTGTCTAGCTGGTCAAAGATAATTAGCCCCGGCTTAAACTCTGTAAATAGGGTTGAAATCTTGTTGGTGTTCTTAATGCCGCTGTCATCATCGAGTACAAGAAACCTATCACCACCATTACTAATAAACTTTTCTTCATACTTAGCTGTGTCTCCCATTAAATCACCTGTTGTTACACCGTGAAATGCTTGGATGACTCTCATCATAACCTTATTACTAGCTTCCTCATTGTTAATCCATACAACATGCTCATCAGGTTGCAACTGAGGCATCATGTAGCTAGCTTCACTGGCTACGAATGTCGTCTTACCTGTCTCTGGCCTAGCTGCAATGATAATGAAGTCACCCTTGCGTAATGGCCCTAGTGCTACGTTAAGCTCCTTAAGTCTCCACTGTAGGCCACCGCTAGCAACTACACTGCTTAGGTAGGACAAGCTAGGTGTAACGAATACGTCTGACTTTGTTACGCTAGCACCGATCTCTTTCTTATACTCCTTGAGCATTGGCTCAATACTAGTAAGGTCGCCGCCGTGTCCTGTACCTATCTTTAAACACACATCATAAATTTGTGTAGCGTAGTCTGTTTCAATTAGTTTGTTTAGTAAGTCTGCAACTAATGGCGTTGGTGCATCTAGTGCCGTCGCTAGTTGTTCAAAGGCCATCTCATAAATAGCAGTGTCCTTAATCTTCTTACCCCTCACAATAAAGTAAAAGGTTTTAAACTCATTTAGGTTGAGTGTAGTACGTGCAGGGTAGTTATCCCAGTACTCCGCTAGAACATTAAAAATGTCTAACGTGATAGATGAAACATTATGTTTCTTAACGTGTTCTTTAAACCTGTTGTACATATCCTTCTCGGATACTACAGCAAGTAGGTCAATATCGTATGACAATTAAACTCCTTGGTTACAACTCAAAACTTCTTAACTGCTCAAACGTAATTTCTTTAGGTTGCCTATCGTAGTGTGTAGTTACGTTACTAGTAATAGCACTTAACTCTCTGTACAGTTCTAATGCACCAGAATCACCAGCTTCGTCAGAATCTAACCATATAACAGCCTTCTCTAGATGTGTTACTTTTAGTTGCATTAGTAACGACATATCTAACTTAGTTCCCATTAAACAAACCGTACTATACCCTACGTGGTGTAGTTTGTAGCTGCTTAATAAATCTTCAACAAATATAACTGGCTTACGCGCTGATCCTCTTAGGTAAGAGATAGCTTTACCGTTGCTGTACGTAAGATATTTAGGTTTACCTGTGTAGTTGCGTAACTGTACTCCTATAACGTTACCTTTGTTGTACATAGGTAAAATAATACCAGTCTTACTCTCAACTATTCCGTACTCTTTACAAATCTCATTGTTATTAAACTCGTAAGAGTCTAACCACATCTGACCTTTCATGTCAAACTCATCATAGCTTTGGTGTTCGGCTGCTCTAGGTAAGCCACTGTAATCATACCCTGTAACACCTGTGTCAAAGTGTTTAGTTTCCTTTATTTTTTTAAGTGTCTCTCTAGGGCGATAAAAACCACTGTCGCCACAGTTGTGGCAGTGCCATAGTAGGGCTTCGTCTACATTCTTAACAAACAACCTATTCTTAGTGTCAACTCCCATAGGGCAGTCGACGTGATTTACTGATCGTTGTTCACCTTCACACAATTCAGTGTACTCAGGTGCATTTCGCAGCAGCACATCTACTGCCTCTCTTCCATAATATGTAGTCATGTGTGTTCTATAACCTTGATTGAAGTCATGGCAATCACATTATGACAGACCTTGCACGGTTTTGCAAGTAGTGGCCTACCATCTTTACCATACCGCGTTACTAGTAACCTATGTGCCTTGCTCCAGTCGCATTTAATTAAGGCTGCTACTTCTGCATGTAGGTATATCTTATGTGGTTCTCCCATAGCTAATGCTGATTTAGCCATTAG